AGTTTTCTGCTATTTCAGCATATGTGTACTGACCTGAATTGTCAGTTACGAAGTTAGAAAGAGTTGCTTCTTGCTCGTCTGAAAAAGACTTACTTGCTGCACTTGAAGCCAATTCGACTTCATATCCCATCTTTCTTAGTTTAGAACTAACACTTCTTACTGAAGTTTCTAGTTCCTCAGCAGCGTCTGCTACTGTACCTTGGGAAACAGGTGACTCACTTCCGACGAAGTCTACTAGAGACTGAGTTCTTTCGTCTGTCCATTTTGGTAATGCCATGTTTAATTTTCCTCTATTAATTCCTTAACATTGTTTATTATAAGGACACCCCGTTCTCGGGCTGTCTGCGTTTTGGCTGACTCTATTCCACTTTCATTTACTAAATGAGTGCAGTCCTTAGTCAGACTGGATTTTACTACATAACCGTAGCGGTTGAGAACTTGTTGTGCATGAGCCTTAGTTGGGTAAGTTTTTAGTTTACCAGTGATACAGACAACTCCTATCGTAGGTTTCCGTTCTACTTTTTCAGCCGTCCAACTGAAAGGTAAAGTGTCTGCAAGTCGCTGAGGATAATAATCGTCCTCTAACCAGTTGAGTAAATTCATGCTAGCCTTCGGGCCGATACCCGCCTCAGTACAACTTTTCTCGGTTATTTCTTCGATGTGTGAAATACTATCGCATAACTTTTGAGAAGCCGACCGACCAAAAAGTGGAATAGCAAATGCTGGCAAAAGTGTCTGTAGACTTGCGTTCTTCGAGTTATTTAACTCTTGGAACAACTTTTCTGCCAACCTTGCCGAACCTAGTCTTTGTTCTATTTCCGCAACTGTTAACTCATAAAGTTCTTGAAAGGATTCGATTTGCAACTTTGTTATGGTTGCTGGACCGAGTCCTTTAATTTTCAGAGAGGTTGCAAAGTGTTGCAATTTTTTGTCCCACTGAGCGGGGCAACTCTTGTTATAACAATATAACAGGTCGTTGACTCTCTCTAACTCAGTACCACATGAAGGGCAATGAGTGGGTTGTAAAATTGGTCTCACTTGTTCTTTCTCTCTTTCAAATATATAATATATTATATAAAAATTTTGAGCATTTGTCAAGAACTATTTTTTGGAAACTGCCCGAAGATTGAGAACTAAATTTCATCATCTTCATAGACATAGGTATCAGGGTTGTAATTTCTACGCAACCTCCATTCAAATAACCATGTCTTTAATTTTTTCCATAATTTCTTAATCATAAATTTTCAATGCCTCTATATCTTTTATAACTTTCTCTGCGAATAAATCATGACCTTCTTGCAAAGGGTGATTCTTGACGCCAATAGGTAAGCCCTTAGACTTACACATTTCTAGAAACCCTTTCTCTTTTAGAAAAGGTAATTCTCTATAATAAAATGAAGCGGGTAATTGTTCAGTTGTCCAAACATTATTAGCACCTTCATAAAATTCTGCATCACATAAGTACATGAAAGGTTTTATATTACCTGAACTTGCTGTATAAAACAAGTATGGTACTCCTTTTGACTCTAAGTAATGCTTTGTCATTAGCATATCATGTAGACTTTTTATTAAGTCTGAATATGCATTAGTAAATCTATGCGCCCAACCATTCTTCACTAACCAATCACTATCATCATCATTGGGGTGTCGAGTAACTTTACTAGACGCTAGTACTTTTTTTGTATTTAAATCGTACCTATGCGGATGTTGGGGGTGCCATTGTAGACCCTGCCATGTGGTTCCTCGCATATATTCAAATCTATTGATGAATGTCCACATAATTATAACTAATTCTGGCTCATACATCTCTACTCCCGTTAGAGTAGTTCTAGCAATTCTATCATTGCTTCCCCCTACTTTTGCTCTGTTCTTAAACTCTTTGCCAAAATGATTAGCAACTTGTCTACCAAAGTGTTGTCTAGGGAGAGGTAATTCACTTCCTTTTACAAAGGAGCAACCGTTTAAATATATCATTAGCCTTGATTGTGTCTTCTATCTTTTTGTTGTTTAATATGTTTCTTAGATAATTTTTTAACTTTTTGTTGTGCTTGGCGCCTCATATACTTTTCCTCTATCTTTTATTAAAAATCCGTTTAGATGGTCAAGTTCGTGTTGAATCCTGACAGCATCAAACCCTGTAAACTTTCTTCTCACAACTGCAAACTCTTCTCCTCTTACAGTTGTATACTCTATTGATATAGTTCTTGCCCTACTTGTTCTTACTTCTGTGTTAGGACAACTTAGGCAACCCTCCCAATGTTTCTTTTTCATAGAACTTAATTCTAGTATTTTTGGGTTTATAAATATTTCTAATGGGTCACCTGTTATAAAAATTCTTTTTGGTACGCCTATCTGTATTGCAGCAATACCTATGCCATTTACTTCTTTCATGGCGCTTTCCATCTTTTTTACGAGTTCATCTAACTCTTTGACTGTACCTTCCCAGTCTTTTGACATTTGTCTTAATATTTTATCATCTGTTACTATCAATATACGCTCACCTTATACTTCTTACTGAAGTCTTCTGCTTGTTCCCATGTATCTACTATTGGTTGACCTTTAATATTAAGACTTGTATTTAACAACATGGGAACTTTTGTTCTTTCATAATATTCTTCTAGTATTTGTCTTAATACTGATTTGCAATCTTTTCTTACAACTTGCACTCTAGCACTTCCATCTATGTGAGTTACACTACTGTAATCATGTAGTGCTTCTGCAGTAAACTGCATATACTCATTCATATATCCATCAAAGTATTCTAGTGCAAATTCTTCAAGTATCGCTGGGGCAAAAGGACGAAACTTTTGTCTTCGCTTGATTGTATTGACTGTATCTTTGATAGGGTGACGAACATCACCAAGAAGACTACGGTTACCAAGGGCCCGAGGTCCAAATTCTGCTTTTCCATTCGCTACTCCTACGATTTTGTTCTTTAATAATTGTGTTACTACTATTTTAGGATTAATCCAGTTTTGTATATCATGTCCAAGATATGGGTCTACCCATTTCAAAGGTTTCTTTAGATAACCTGCCACCGCCCCGATAGCACTACCAGAGTCTCCTGGACTTGGTAATATCCATACTTTTTCAAATAGGGGGTGAACTACTTTTGAGTTTGCTACACAGTTTAGTGCAACTCCACCACCATAGCATAACTTATTACCAAAAGAACTTGCTTTTCTCATTATCTCTTGCAGTTTCCATTCTAAATGTAACTGTGCTGATGCAGCAATATCATATGGGTGTTCTCCTTTAAAATCATCTAATCCAAACCCTTTGTGTAGGTTTGCGTGTTTAGAAAAACACCATTCCATATTTATATCTGCATCTCCATACGCTGCCATACCCATAGTAATGTACTCATCTTCATTTGGTTTGAGTCCAATACGCTTAGTTATAGCACTATAAAATAATCCTAGTGATTGAGGATAGCGTTCGCTATAAACTATCTCTCCATCTTTCCATATGGTGGTGCAATCCCATTCTCCGATTGCATCAATAACCACACATACTGTATCATTACTAGTATCCCAAGGAGCAGTCCATCTTGCTGCTGCCATATGACTTTCGTGATGTTTTAAATAAGTTTCATATCCTGGAACAGGTAGTGGTTTCATACCATGTGCTACTCTTCTTTCATTTTTTAACTTCACATCTTCATGAAAGATTACTTTATCATGACGAAGTCTTCTATACTCAGGTGGATTCATTCTGCAATTTTTGATTCTAGTAAACCTCTCTGATTGTGAGGCGAACTCTATCTCCCGCTTCTCGTTTACGAGAGCGACTGCTGCATCATGGAATCCTTCTGAAATCCCTAAGTATCTCATAACTTAATTGCCAATAATAGAAAGATTGCTAACATAATCATATTTGCCATAAGCATAAGTAGACCAAGGATAGTATGATACCATATCCATCTAGTCTTGTAAGCATTTTCTATTGACAGTTCGGCAGGGTCGGCATCGGAATTAAACTGTTCTACTCTAGTTTCTTCCTTGCTACCCCAGAGAATCTCTTTCCAATTCTTATTCAAACTTTTCATTCTTTTTTGGGAAACTCCTTAATATTTTGCTTGTCATTTTAAAACATTCTGTGTGACCACCAAAGTGGTGTTCGGGTTCGAACTTATCAACTAAAAACTCTGCGTGTAGTTTTTGTTCCCATCTCCAGCAATCATATAGACTGCCAGACCAGGTACGCTGAATTCTTAGGTCATAATTTGTAAACCCACGACTTCTTTTAATAACATGACGCCAATCTTTACCACTAGCAATTCCTACTTTGATAACTTCTCTTTGCCATGTTTTTCTATTTACTAATACAACGCCGTATAGAACACCTTCCCGTTCTCTTTCTTCGGGACGAGTGCTAAAATAAGTTTCGTTATAAACTCCACTCATGCGATTAGGACTGGAACGACATATCTAAGTAGCCCGCCACCTAAGATTACAACTGCTACTGCATTTAATATAATCAAGGCACGGTCTTTCCATAGTAGTCCAACCCATAACCAACCCATACAACCAGAAAAAGATAGTATCAAATCTGCCAAAGGAAACATACCTTCTGCTCTAAACATCATTGCTGATAATAACATAGTCGAACTAACCCATTTTACATACCAAGACAAGTCTTGTTTAGGGGTAGCAGACTTAAATATTCTTTTACTGTTTTTAACTTCTTCTTTAGTGAAGTTCGCCATCTAGTTCTCCATTATATAACATTGTATAGTATTCTTCAAATATAACACGGAACTCTTCTAAGGTAGGTATATTTACATACTTAGGAGCAGTTCTATGTAGTTGTCTAATATAGTATTCATACTCGTCCATCAGTTGTGCTTCTGTATATAATACCATTACACTCTCCTCAGAATCTTTGGGATTATTTCCCCACTTCTAATAACTTCTACCTGACAACCTATTTCTAGTTCCATTTCTTCAATAAATCTAATATTGTGTAGTGTTGCTCTCGATACTGTTGCCTCTCCAATAATGCAAGGTTCTAGTATTGCTGTAGGAGCAACTACTCCTGACTTACCTGTATTCCACTCAACATCTAGCAATGTTGTTACTACTGCTTGTCCTTGTGTCTTCATGGCATAAGCGCCACGAGGGTGGTGACTTGTGTAGCCTAATTTCTCAAAATATTCTCTATTGTCTACTCTTGCCACAGTCCCATCATGTGGAAACTCATTCCAATTCGAACGGGTAACTGTATTGAACCCCATCTCGTATAACTTAGTGAGGTCACTAGTCCAACTACCCGTCAGAGTCGGTTGAACATCATACGCAATAAAAGTTAGATTTCGTTCTTTGAACTTATCCATATCTTTTAAATTAAGCGCTCCACTTGCATAATTTCTAGCATTTGGAATATCTTTGGGGGCTACAACCTCCCCTGTAATAAATAATGTTCCTTCTACATTTACATTTGAAACTACATGATTCAATTTAGAAGTAATATCCTCGCCTCTCTTACCATCACCGCGTTTGAGACCAAGAGATAAGCACCCATCTACATAACATAAAGACACAGCACCGCCGTCCAACTTGGGAGTAACGATAATGTCTTGGTTAGGATAATCTGGTGCACGACTTTCTGGGTCGTCAATGAATACCTTTTGTAAAGAATACATAGGATACATGTGCTTGAATGTTATATTACTACTTCCAGCACCCACTTTGTCATTCAGATAAGTATTGTCTGCGAGTCTATCGTAGACTTCATCTGGAATAATGGGATTGCCTTGCTCGTAAGCAATATTACATTGCTCGAGGTATTCTTCTAAATTTTTCATAATATATATTATACAAGATTTTTGAGGGTGTGTCAAGAACTATTTTTCTTGAGGAGGGAAGAAGTTACAGGTATATATCGTCTAGGATATCCTTGAAGTGATTCTCAAGAACTCCTTTAACTTCTGATAGGGATAAGATTTCAACTAATGCACTAAATAAATTACGACTGTTATCAAAGTCTAAGGGCATGGCGATACCGTCCTTGGTAGGCTTCCAGTTTTCGTCAAAGTCTTGATAGTACTTTCGAAGATGGAGGTATTCCGTTCCTTTGAAGGTATTTATCGTGAGCATTATTTTCTCTTGTCTGTCGCTGTTATAATGAATTTCTTTTTCATAAACAGGTGGTGCTTCGTAAATATCCATCATTTATTCTTTAGTATTGCGGACAACGGAACAATAGATGTAATATTAGCAGGGACTAGTAATCTGAAAGAATCAGTGTCCCAACAAAACAACAACACTTGATGTTGATTAGGTTTTGCTCTATTTCTTTTACTTTTAATGTATTTATTGTCAAAATCTCTAGTACAGACATTATACTTTAATCGTCTGCTGTTTTGACTTCGATAGGTTACTATGGCGTCGCCATGCCTATCAATAGTTTTCTTAAAGTCATCTATTTTCATGCGTTTCCTGTAGGTTAGTATAATGTATTGTACCGTGCTACATGGTGAAACTTTGAAAGGTCAAACTCAAAGACAACAAAATACCCAGCAGGAATTGCTTCCTGCCGAGTAATAGGGGTAGTTACTTGTTAATCTGTTCGATTAACTCTGCAAAATACTTTGCAGCCTTACCAGTTAGTTTACCGATAATGGCTTCGTCTGCTTCTGCACCAGCATCGCTGATTGCATCTTTCAGACTTTGTTGAGCGTCAGCGATAGAAACTCTACCACCGCCACCATTGCCACTTGATGCTCTAACTGCTGGAGTTTTCTTTACATAAACTCCTGCCTTAGTAAGAATCATTCTGACTCCATTTGGGCTCTCGCCTAATTCGTCAGCCACCATCTTTACTATCTCCATACTGTTTTCTGGAGTTGGTTCTTCTGCAGTATACATCTCTACTGCTTGAGCCTTTGCTTCATCTGTCCAAGCCACTTTTCTTCTCCTTTTTGTTTTATAAGATTCAGGTAGACCTGGACACCAACCAGTAGCCTCCCGCATCTGCATGTAAAATCTATCACTCATTGATATCTTCCTTAAATAATATAATTATATTATACAAGAATTTTGGGCATGAGTCAAGAACTATTTTTTATATCCTATAGCCGTAGGTTGTAATGTCATCTTTATACAACTCAGTAACTAAAGTTATAGTCTTAATTGTATACCACCTATCCCACATAGGTATTGCATATTCACCTTCGAGTAATGAAGTATCTACTACTCCTACTTCTAAATCCTTTAGTTCTCGTTTCCAATCTTCAAATCTGATAAGATATGGGCAATCTTTATAAAGACTATATTGAGTAGGTATCTGCTGTTCTTGAATCCATTTATCTAAGCCAATATAATCTAATGACTGATAATATGCAGATACTAACCTTTCGTATGGATTACGAACTACTCCTATCTTACCTTTATCTGATTCCAGATACAAACTCAGATTCATTCTCTAACTCCCTTGCTAATGCTTTTATATTTGCAACATCATACTCAGATGGCGTATCGGGAAGAGATTTTACTGTGTCTAGTAATGCTACTAATTTTTGTGCACATTGTGCTACCGTGTGTACTCCACTCATTTAAAGTTCCTCTTAAGACTTTCTAACTTATCTTCCAAGTCTACAAGTTTTTGTACTTCTTGGTCGATGGTTTCTATAATATCCCCATGTTCTGCTAATCCAACATGAGACCCTAATAAAACCTCTATATTAATCTTGTGGGCTTCTATACCACCCTCATAAAATTTTATGAGTGCTTTTACTAATCTTTCTCTATAGTTATTCATTTCCTGTTACCGCTTTTAAATATGACTTCAAAAACACCTCTCTTAAATGTTCTGAGAACAAACATGGAAAAATGAAAGGTGTGCATACTAGACTAAAGATACCGAATAGTATCCCGCCTATAATTTTATGTCTGTATACTATATTGTTTTTGTCATATACTCCAAGTACTTTCATCGCTGGGTAATAAAGATGTGTTATCGTCATTAACCAGAGACCCAAGTATCCTGCTATTAAATATTCCATGTTTCTTGCCTTTTATCATAATGAGTTTATATTTACTCCGTATTGTTCTAAATGTTTCAGACTTCCTAAGTCATAAGCGAGAGCAGAAGCATAGAAACCGCATCTACTACCGTCAAGCCAAGGGAAATAACTTTTTGCTATTGCCTCTTGTGGTACAGGGTCTAGGACATATAAATTATACATCTTTGCTCCATACTTTTCTTCGTAGTTAACTGCTTTCTTTGGGTCGCCTTGACAAGCATACCCTGCGCGTTCTACTTGGTGTTGAATCGTTACCTCGTATCTAATTTCTGCAAATCTATTTTTACGAGGATACCACACCTTCTCTCCTATTGCGAACTCTTCTGCTACACATTCTTCAGGTAGCATGTAAGTTCTATGACCTTCATAGTCATTATCGGCAAGTTTTTTAGGGACTCCCACCCTTTCTAAGATTGCTCTAACAAAGGCAGGGGAACGATACATTCTCTCTGATATAGTAGAGATGTTATCTCCATCAAGATAATCTACAATGACTGTCTTGATTTCATCTCTCGTTGCTCCTTTACCTTTTAGTTGAGACTTCCTAGTGTCTCTATACTCCGATAACTCTAAGTAATCCTCTATGATTCTCTTAAGTCTGGTCGTGTTATACCTAATATTAAGAATACCACAGGCTTCTTTTTTGGTTATTGGATTCTCTCCGCTAAGTAAGTTATGTACTTTAGCGATATTATCTCTCGATAAATTTTCTCCTGCTTTTGCTCTAATCAAGATGTTCACTCCCTAATAACATGATTGCATAGTGAACAATTTTTAATAAATCGTCAGGATTCTTACCACCTTTCTTCCCATATCTTTGGGCATACTTAATTATGTTTCCAATGGTGAAACCCTCACCATGTCCTGCATCGAATACAAACTCAGTTGTTTGTATTTTACTACTTCCATAATGTTTATCATATGTCTGGATTATGTGGTTTCTAACCCAGTTTAGTACTTCTTCTTCTTTAAATTTATTCATTCTGTCATAAAAACTATTAATTGTGTTAATCTACCTGTTTCTCTATTGTTTCCAAAACCTGCTCTATCTGGAGCATGGTAATGGTCACCTCTATAAAGAACCAACCTATTGTATATATTACTAGCAGATGCATGCTTTTTCCACCCAACTGGTGGAATCTTTTTTGGTAGTTTACCTACACTATCATCTGCTATCTTTACTCCATCTTCTCTTATCCACAGGGAAGTACCTGCATCTAGTGGAGCATTTGGGGTGAGATAGATGACACCTGCCCATAGTTTATAGTTTTGTGACTTCGCCAGTTCTTTGCGTTCTGCGCTGACCGAGTCATGATGTACCCAGTTTGGCTCTGTATCACCTATCCCAAGATTGAAAACACAATTTATTTTTGCTTTTGAATACCAACGAACAATCTTCCTGTTTAGTAATTGTTCCATTCTATTCTTCAAATAAATAAAGTTTTCGTTGTCTAATTCTTTTGTTCTTGCACCAGGGTGCATTATTTTTCTTATTTTGTTTGTTGCTCTATCTAAAATTGTACCATTGTGAAATGTACAAGATAAAGCATACTTTCGTATTTTATCAGCGTCTGGGTAGAAGTCGTCTACTATGTAGAACATTACTTCTCCAGTTCATCTAATACATCGAGTCCTCCCTCAATCTTTGCGAGGTACTCTTTTTTATCTGCTAATTGTTTTTCTAACAGACCGATTTCAGCACTTACTTTTTCATGCTGAACTTTTAAATTGTTTCTTAATAATTGTGTTTGTTCCATAGTTTGTGGTTGTGGTGTCATTACACCAAACAAATCTTCCATACTTCTAGTGGTTTTTGCCATGATTTCTCCATGCTCTAAGAAGTTGACTACTTCCGTCCTTCTTAATTACTTTTAGTTGTCTGCGTAAGTGCATATCTGTACTTGCTTTATCAACATACTGTTGTTTCTGTTCATCAGTCCAACTATCTGGGAATGTTACTCTATTATCCCCAACTTTCCATACTTTATCACTCATTGTGTTATTCTCTTGTCATACCATGCTTCATCTTCATTCCACCAGTATGGCTTGTCACGATGTGACCATGTTGCAAATGTTGCCTTGTCTGTGTGATAGAATAGTCTGTAACTACCAATCACATCATCAGGGTCTTGTAAATCTTCGGGCATTGCCATACCGAAAGGTGTCAACCCCTTACGAGGTAGATTCTTTGGTTCTGGCAACGCATTTACAACTTCAACTACGGATTTGTGTTGCTTACCATAACGGTAATGATACTCATCGTTAAGTGCGTTTGCATAACAATGTACCCATTCGAAGTTGTCCAAAGACGACCTAGTCCAAATGCTACAAGGGTGATTTTCCATTGTAGGCAAATACGGAATAGGTCTTTCGGGAATCGGTAAGTCTTTTACTTCGGCTTTCGCTTTTAGTAATTCTTTTCTTTCTTCCTTATCAAGTTTGTGTGGGCAAAAACCCAAAACTTTATCTACCCACATAGCAGTGCATAGTAACTGTGCTGCTTCAAGTGGCATTTTTACAATGTGTTTATCCACATGGTATTCTGCACACTTATCTAAATCATTATCTAAAAAGAATAAATTCATCTAATCCAGCACTTATATCCTGTGCACTCCTTTAGTGGTATGTCGCAATACTCGCACAATTGCTTTCTATCATAGTCTCGCTTTGACTTGTGGAAGCCAGCGCCTGACTTATGTCTAGAATGTTTTGCAACTAGATTTGGTTTACTTGATTTTTTCATATAGTATATTATACTAAATTTATAACCATATGTCAAGTATTATTTTTTGTCTCCATTGAACGCACCGCTTGACTTACTTGTTCCAGCATATAGCCCGAACCAAGCCGCACCGGCACCTACTATAATAGAGATTAGTCCCGATTGTTCGAGACTTGGGTCTGGTAAATCCATAAACCACATCGTTGCATAGTATAGTAAGAATATATAAACACTTAAAAAGAGTCTAGGGAATATTCTCCAACTATCAACTGCGGCGGCTAAATGGATAACCTTTTGCCATGGATTTTTTGTGTCATCATGCTCTAACATAAATATCTTTTGTTTCAAGTCATTGTTCTCTTGAATCATTGCCATAAACTTATTAAGGTCTATTTCAACTTCATTTCTATCCATGTCGCCTGCAAATCTTCCATCTTGATTCATAGTTTCTCCTATGGTTTCCAATCATACCAATCATTCCTTAGATAAGGTTTCTCACTCCGTTCACGGAAATGAAGACTGATTGATATTCTCGGACCTGTTGTAGTCACACGGTGATACAACTTTTTGGGTATATATAACAAATCGCCAGGAGATAAAGTGAATTTACTGTTTAAGGTAGCGTCTTCGCTGCGATAGCGGACACCGTCTTTACCTTCTGCATATTCATTATAGATATACCACTCAACATCGCCTCTAACATGAAATAAAAAATTATCCGTGCTATCGGCATGGGTAGGAAAACAATGTGCATCTGCTTTCTTACTGCAATACAAGTTTGCTTGTCCTACTCCGTACTCTCTTTCGAACTCTTGGCATTGTTTCCAAAGATTTTCATTTAGAAACTCACTTAATGTTAATACAAATGTACAGCCTTTGTTCCAAAGATTAAAAATTTCTTCTCTACTTTTTTTGTTTGGAGACTTTTTCTTACACCACTTATTTCCGTCTGGCATAATGATTTGTAACTGGGGAGTTCTATCCCATGCTCCAATATTTATCTGATTCAAATAGTTATCTAATTCTGTCCAACTAAAATAATCTTTAAATCTATTATGTTTAGACTTCCACACATGATAACGCTTACCTTTTACTTCTTCATAAAAGGTCTTTCTAGTCATAGGATATATTAATTCATTAAAATTCATGTGACTTTGCTATCATTGTTGTTTTCTCATTTAGTTTCCACAAGTGCTCTGCTATATCTTTTCTTTTGTAGTTTGCCTTGCTATGAGGATTATACTTTGGGTGCCATGGTTGGTAACTCAAAGATGTTAAATGTAACTGCCATATCTCCTCTAGTGAAAAGTCTGGTTGTAAGTCAGAATTACCATCTACATAAACTGATGCATTCTTTCCGTCAAAACTATTCCATCTAGGATTTAGTGTATGCACAAACTCTTTACCTTTCTCTTTGCGAGGAGAACCTAAGTAATCTTCCATAAATATCCACTTCCATGTAGACTTTGCTTTTGCGATTTCTTCTGTGCTTGGCACAATCCCTTTACACTTCTCATTATCAATGAGCATAACTGAATCACACCACCAACCTCTCTCTAGTTTGGTATCTCTCCATTTAACTCCGTTGTCTTGTAGTGCGTCCCAACACATACCAAATGGTTTGCCACAAAGGTCTGTGTCCCATAGATGTTTCATATTTCTAAAATTTATCATGTCTACATCAGTATAGATTGCTCTACCTTTATAATTACATATCTCTGGGATTGCATACCTGTAGCAAGTAAATGGCGTACCCCAACCAAAAGTATTCCACTTTGGAAACTTTTTTGGTCGTAAGAATGTAACTTCAAAATCTTCGTTTGAGTTTTGAAACAAAGAGTATAAGTAATTTTTCTCTATCCAATTATCTTCTATGTTTGATGTTCCGATAAATAACCTAATACTCATACGACATACTCCACATAAATGTATCTACTATCAGGGTTAGGATATACTACTGAATTATGCTCAGCAGGGAAGTGATACCACTTCTCAGTTTGTACAAACTTATCTATATCTATTTTATCAGTAGATTTAAATCTTAAATCATGGTATGCTTGATGTTTTCTTAAATCATCTTTCTTACTACTTACTATGCCTTTGACTGGATTTATAAAATAGTAAGCATGTGCCATGTGTCGCATTGGAACTGCAAATGATTTCTCATTGTGTTCTACTATACTACAATGTGCTATTATTGATGAATCATGTTCTTTATAATATTTAGCGTTTTTCAATGCGCTATCAAAAATAAACTTTCTCATTCTTTTGAAGTGTGGAAAGTCAGTAGCATAATGATTACCATCATGTCTATACTCATATAATAAGTATGAGTTTGCGCGTGGATATCTCCACTCAGTCTCTGGATTCATATATACTATCGTATCATGTACGAACTTCTTAATATGCATGCGCTTTTCCTCTTACAAACACTACTATTGATTCTCTCGCCCCTGATATCAAAGGTGTAACTGTATGTTCGTGAATACTCGTAAACATTACTAGTGTTCCTTTATCTCTTAGTTCAGGGAACTTGTGTCTAAATTTTTCTGCATTTCTTTTTAAGAAGTCAGGTAAAAGAGGATAATTACTATACGCATCAGCAACTGACATACTCTCAACTACTTCTAGGTCACTTCCTTCATACTCATGACCATCTGTCATTTGTATTGTACAACTAATCTTTCGTATCATTTCTTTCTTTGTGATACTTTCTAGTCTTAGTCTATGGTCTCTATGCGCAATAAAGTGGTCTCCTGCTTGATTATAGAGTAAATGATTAACTTCGCCATGCTTTCTATCATGTGATATATCAAAATTATATCCACTAACAAAGTTATATTCATCTACTATCTTCATCAGTCTATCCCAATATGGAAACTTAACTTGATGTTTACGCCAAGTATTTCTTATGTTTGGATTATATCCGCTGTGTCTAGTTCCTGCTCGTAAAAACTCTTGGTCTTTATTTATTGTTCTAAAATGTTTAATCTCATCATCTGATAAAAAGTTAGGGACACATAAACAGTAATCACTATCTTTGTGTACTGACCATTTCAGTTTCATTTTGTAACTCTCCGTTCAGTTGTAATGAGATAGCGTGTGCCCATTTGACATCTTCACAAAGAATACTATCTATAACATCTATCTCCATCTGTTTTGCTATCTCTAACCTCTGGTTTCCGCTATATGCTAAGACTAACTTACTTGGGTCATACTCGCATAGTAAATCTTTAATGACTCCTCTACTTGCCATCTCATAATTGTATTTTGTATTTGGTAGGAGAATGATAGGATTTATCATTCCATTAGATTCTAAGTCTGCTGAGAGTTCAGCGAATCCTTTTAGATGTTCTCTTTCTTTGACATGAGGAGCGATGATATTCATTGCCACGCCTGTTACAGCGTAGTCTGCTTTTGTCAACTCTTCGCCAAGAAGGAAAGCACTAACTATCCTTGTTTGACTCTGCAGTAATCTTATCAATCTCCTCCTCTAGTTGTTCTATTCGTTTAATTAATTTAGGGTATGCTTCGAACTCATGTAGTTCTTTGCATGGGTGAGAGTCTGATTCTAGTCTATCTACTCTTTCTTCTAGTTCTTCTAACCACTCTTCATTTTCTTCAAAGCGTGCTTGTGCTGGTTCATGTTTATCAAACCAATCTGAGTGTTGTTGCATTACTTTCCGCCATTGCAACATTTCCCAAAACTTGCCTAGCATTATGTCTGTCTCAGAAACTTTTCAAATACTTCTGCTTGTGGTTTATATTTAATTGGTACTCTTATGTCTATAACAACTCTTGGCTTTTGTCCTGAGTTTCTATCTGCTACCCAAGTGTTGCCGTCCATTGCCCCATAAAGACAAGTCCAATTGATATTGTTTGCTGTATCTTGCTGGTCTTCTACATGAAGTTTTCTACCATTTCTTACCATAGTAGTAAATCCTTTATCACAGTTATATATAAATCTAAAACAATGTGATGGATTATAACTTCCATTATACCAACCACAGAATCCTCTTCTTGGTTTATATACTGCTATTGTATCGTAGTACCACATATCTGTTTCTGCTCCAGGAATGTGCATTTTAATCGAACCTAGCACTGCTCCTTTTCTAGTTGCAAAGTCTGGTAACTGTCTTGTTAATTGTGTATGTGTTCCTTTCTGTGACCAAGACAAAGACTTAAACTGTCTGTATGTATAGTCACTATAATTAAAAGTTAACGGGCCACCGTTGTGACTGTCTGTTCCTTTTAATAACCTTCTCAAAGATGCAAATGTGCAGTCTGGGTCAGGTGTATCTTGAAAAGTGTGGGGACAAGCAAGTAATGCCTGCGCCAATCCATCTAACTTTTCAATCATTAGAATATTACTTATTGGTATTGCTTTCATTTGATAAATCCGCTGTGGTAACCTCTCGGTAATATACTACCACATCTTTGAGTTCTGTAATGTATCTTTTCAACTCTTGCATATTGTATGCCATAACTTCATAATCTGGTATGGTCATTGCAAGAAATACCAACTCTCCCTCTTGTGCTTCTATAACTGCAAACTGTTCTTGAAAGTTCTCTGGTGTTATCGTTAACCACATAACTTCTTTTAAATCTATTTCACGAGGCATGATAGGTTGAACTATCTGCCTTTCCATTGGTTTTGCTACTACTTCTATCTGTTTAGTTGGAATTAGGCTGCAACTGGAGCCCATCATCAAGGTCATCAACAACAACGCTGAGTTTCTCGATGTCTTCCATAATGTGTTTTGTACCATTATTTATTTTCCTCTGCATATCTACTGGGTCACCCATTATTTTTGCACTTAATTCATAGTTTCTTATAAACTCCGAATATCTATTAAGTTCTCTTTGGGCTGCCTGACTTTTCTTCGTCATATCATTCAACTGCTGTGTTTGCAGTGTAAAATCATTTTTCATTGTATCCATTGCTTCTTGTTGGGTAGCGATTGCTCCTTCTAGTGCTATGTTATTTGCTTTGAGTGTAACATTTTCTTGGTATAACCAATATCCACCCAGTCCTAAAATCAAAATGATTCCTATTAAAAATTGATTCATAATTGTTCTATCCTGTAATTAAGTCCATCTGCTCCACGAATCTCTACTAATTCATCATCATCAGTTATGAACTTCAAATACTTCTCCTGTTTCTTATGAAACTTCTTGACGATATATTCTTTATCGTCTGCGTCTCCCCAAGTCTGGTTATAACTTACTAACAGTTTATAACGAGGGAAGAGGTAATACTTAATACTTAAGTATAAATCTATAAAAAATTGTTTTACAATTTCCCATAATTTTTTAAAAAATTCTTTTACTCTTTCCATTCCTTGCCCATGAAAAGATTTGCTTCTGCTTGTCGTCTACGAGTAAGTCCTTCTAGAACTTTACCACCTGCTTTATTCCATCTCATCATCTGTGCAGGTACTTCTTCATACTGACCAGCGTTTAATACTTTTAACATTGTAGACGCCTTTAGGTTTCCTCCACCTAAATTATATACCCAACTTACTAGGGCATCGAACTGGTCTTGATTGATTGGTGCTGTTACGCTGTCGTGGATATAACCTTCATACTCTTCCATCTCTACTTCGAGCATGTGGTCTGCGTTTGATTCACTCCATTCATCTCCTGGCTGCACATCTTTGGTATGTCCATACCCGATTGTCCATACACCAGCAGGGCACTTATATGCTTTTAGCACTAAGCCCTCGAAGTGTTTTATTAAATCTAATCCATTATTTGAAATCTTCATCTGTTTCTCCTGTAAGAAGTGGGGGAGCATTGCACTCCCACACCCCAACATAGTATATAGTCTATATAATAGGTTCAAGTGCCAACAATATAAACCCTCCACAAAGACATAGCATCGTTAACGATACCATGTTGTCGAGGTCGTGCTGTGTGAACTCTACTTTATTAACTTCAATACTTTGTCTTACTTTTCTAACCCATGCGGTCATTATTCAATCTCCAATGTTTTCCTCTTAGAGTTTGGAGTTCTAGACAAAGCAATTGTTAATAGTCCATCTTGTAGATTTACTGCATCTACTTGTAAGTCGCCATTAAGAATAAATCTTCGTTCAAAAGACTTTAGACTTAATCCTTGATGAACAAAATGCTCATCTCCGACTAGTTTCTGTTCTTTTTTACCCTTTAACTGAAGTTCTTCGCCATCTATGATGACCTCCAGTTCATTTTTCTTCCAACCTGGCAGTGCAATCTCAATACGATAATTGCCTCCACTTTCGATTATGTTATATCTGGGATAACTACTTTCTGTATAAGTCGGTAGAAATTCCCTATCCATACCAAGCCAAAATTTACTAATATCAATCGTCATTTTTTATTTCCTCCAAATTACTCTTTACGATATAATTATACTTTGCCTTTCGGTCAAAGCGCTTAAATAAGTTTTATTACTTATTTGATTATATTATAACAAATTTGGGGGATAAAGTCAAGAACTATTTTCAATCATCTAGTTCTATAATGCCTTTTTCCTGCAAATAATCGATGGTGTGCGATATGCCAAGATGTCTACCTGCTTGATAACTCATACTTACGGCAATAATTAAAAATATTAAATATGCTAAATCGTTTTCGTTCATACTATTTTCCTATATGTTTTATATCTCCCTTAGGGATAACTTGGTATGCGCCCTTGTTATACGCAGGTGCTACCGTGTACTGTTTCGATGCTTCTACTTTCCAACTGTTATCTACTGGTGGTTTATATTTACCAATAGGGGCAGAAGGTATTTTCGAAGTCTTACTTTGCTTGGAGACGGATACGGGATTCGAACCCGTGTTGCCACCGTGAAAGGGTGGTGTCCTCGACCGACTAGACGAATCCGTCTTTCTTGTCTTTCTTTTAATCTTGCGACCATGTCGGTCATAATTTAAACTACCTTTAATAATCATACATATATTATAGCAAAATTTTTACCATCTGTCAAGAACTATTTAACACTACCTAAAAATAGTTCTTGACATCAGGTCAAAAATCGGATATAATATATTATATGAAAAAATTAGTAATAAAAACAGGACTATGGATTTACGAGTGCTGGGCTCTGATAATGGACGCCAGATATAATCCTTTGAAATACATACCAGACCCAAGTCTGCAAACTTACTTCATGCTAGTATTATTTACCATGTGGTCAGTTTACTTTGGGTTTTTTGCTACTTTCTACATGGGTTGGTTAGGATATAATACAATAACTAGTCTTATAGTTCATTTCGCAGTTTTAATACCACTTGCTATGACTTATGCAATCTTCAAAGATGCAGAAAGAGATGGTGCTAAGTGGTTAGCAAAGGCGTATGATGACAGAAGAAAGGAGAAATTATTCCCAAGAAAACCTAACAAAGTTACTTGGGATTTAGACAAGGAAGCATGAAGTTTTATATAATATCAATAGTAGTCGTAATGTTCTCACTTATATCATGGACATACTCAAACTTAGAATACAAGGGTTATGAGAGAGTCCATGGTTGCACTGGCGAATGTTACGAGCAATATGTAGCAGAG